CCATATGTGCATAGCCGCATGGCTTGTACTTAATAGTAGTGCAGATGTCCATCCTATATTACCTTGATCTGATACATACTTTGCAATGGGTCCAGCTATAAGTTTCATGTTTATCTTTTCAACTAATTTTTCCATAAAGTCAGTTACTACTTTTTCTTCTTTCTCATTTGGAAATTTATTTACTTTTGCAAATATAAGTAAATGTTTGTGTATAGGCTGCATCACTATTCTGCCTCTCTTTCTGTTTCTACTTCTAGCACTTCAACTATTAATCTATTTAAATACCATTGAGCTTTTTCTAAATCTTGTACAGGTTGGCCTTTGTACTTATATCTAGCCATATATTTCATACATGCACCTTTTAGATATCCATGGAACTCTTCGGTAGTCATTGACTCTCTAATTAATTCAATAGTTTCTGTATTAGATTGTCTATAATGCTGTGGAAAATTTACATCATCTGCCATATCTTTTCTTTACCTCCTGTACGTTAACAGTTTCAATATCATACTCTCCACCTTTTACATTACGTTTCACTATAAGTCCACTCCACCATAGTCTCTGTGTATTATATGCATATGCTTCTTTGTGTGTCAAGTAGCAACCTGCAGATAATCCCATAATTTTTTTACCAGATGGTTTAGATGCAATGGCATAGTCTAGTAGATGAGAATGCCCAACAGTAGATGATACTTTATTCTTATTCACTAATGCTCTAGCCATGTTCTCACCTGATATAGCCGTACCCATAACTCCACTAGGAAAGTTGTGTGAGTAGTATACACCATCTATGACTGCAGGATATCTATAATCATATGTATGCCAGCCATACTCTGGATACTTTAGATCTTCTATAGTCATGTGCCCTTCAAGCTCTGGGTTATCTTCTACCATACGAAGTATACGATCTTCATGATTGCCTAGCAACATATGCATCTCAGCATCATGCTTGCCTATACCATCATTAAACTTTTGTAGTGCATCATGTGCATGCTCTATATCTTTCTTATATCTTCTACCCTCAAATGATTTTTTCTTTTTGTCATAGCTAGACATAGAATCCATACTTGCAAAGTCTCCCATACAAATAACCTTATCTACCTTTAAGTCTTTTGCCATTCTGCCTGCCCAGGTAAATCTTTCATTACTAGCATGAGGTGTACAATGGGGGTCTCCTATTACTAAGTGTGTTGTCATTAATTTAAGTCTCCTTTTTTAAAATTGAAAAGATCAATTACGTTATCACTTCCATTACTTCTATTATCTTCCACATCATCGTCATAAAATCCTTGCATGCCCTCTTCATATATTATGTCAGCATTTGTAGTTATAAACCTAACTATTCCTTTAGCTATGTAAGAACAAAGATCTCTGTCTGTTGGTGGCTTAGGATCTATAATACCACAAGTAAATCCTTTTTTATGTGGCGTTATCACCACTGATACAGAATTGAATATTGACGTATCGTCATCAAAATCCATTATATAACCTCTATCAGAGCGTCAAGTTCTCGTATCTCTTTGTCTTCTTCTGGCACACCAGACTCTATCAATTTTTTTCTTTTGACTGCTAGGTCATGTAGGGTTTCTTCTACATCACTCTGTGCCTGTTCCGCCATAGTTTCTATTTCTTCATCGGTTATTCCTAGTGGAAATGTAATTGTCATAGTAAGTCTCCTTTGTTGTTTTGTTTTATTATACCTATAAACGACATACAGTCAAGTACAATAAGGGGTTTCCTGCCATTCATCTTTAATACTACAGCAGGTTCTAAGTTAGCATTAGAAATAGATTGATCATAAGAATCATACAATCCTTTCCATGTTTCTTTATTCTTACATTCAATAGAGAATGGGAATAGCTTTTGGGCTTTTTCAGATAGTTTGATGTCTATGCCAGATTCTCCCATGATAGCACACCATACATCTGTGTCTACTTTTAAGCTAGGGAACGCACCTAGCAGTGCGTCCCTAACCCAGTTTTGAAGCCTTCGCCCCTTGGCTTTTCTACTGCGTACACTAGAAGCCATCATCTACCCTTGGATTATTGACCTCTGTGTACCAAACCCACTTAGGGTTTTTTGCTTGCGATTGCTGTTGTGGCAGCATCTGCAAGTTTTCTCCCCAACAAGGAAACTTGTAAGGGCAGAAACTACATGCCGTACCTAGAATTTTATTGCCTGTCTTGTTCTTTCTAAAGTACTCATCTTCATCTTTAAAACATCTTTTAAATTCTTTGTCTAAAGTTATAGCTCTAATATTATTATCAATATCGCTAATTGCTTTCTCTTTGTATTCATCATCAGCTATTGGTGCTTCTGTTAGTACCCATTCTCCTGTAGATTTGTTAATAACAATCCACCCACCAAAAGGTTTTTGCCTAGCCTCTGCGTACATATAGCCTTGTGCTAGATATCCAAATAAATCATCGTCTGCTACTGCATGAAAGCCACCATTCTCTCCAAACTTATTAGTAAATGACCATGGTGATGCACTTTTGATATCCCATACTTTATCTTCAATCTCTACATCAAGTGTGCCGTTGACACTTACGCCATCTAATTTATATTCTGTCTTTGTCTGCTCTGACTGTACCTCTACACCAGATGCTTTCATAATTATCATAGCGGCTTGCTCTACTAAATCACCAAAAAAATTTCTCATCTTAAAATTATATGGCTGTGACTCTCCTTTGATACCCCTCTTCTCCATCTGTAATTGGCATAAAGGTCTTCCGATGTTTGATGCTCTAAGACCAAACTCTTTTTTTCTTTGGTCAGTGAATTGCTTGCGGAATGATTCCATGCAAGCGTCACCAAACTGAGTAATCAAATCATCGGATACCTCAACCGCATCTTTCGATGCAGCTTCAAGAAACACCCTAACTTTTTCTAGGATGTCTGAACTCACGAAGCAAGTATCTCCGCTGGATCATCTTCTAGATCTTGAGTTGCTTCTATGATCTTTGCATCAGCTGTAGTAGGAGAAGATTTTTTAGCAGAACGCCATAGTTCTACTACCTCTTCGTTCTCAGTGTTGATAACATCCTGAAAAGATAAGAGAATCTCTTTCTCTTTGTCAGTAAATGTAACCTCCTCTGGATTAACTGATATGTTTGATACATAAAATACATTGCTACCTGCTTTCTTCTTCATGGTTTTAAGATCAAGTGTATGGTTAAACATAACCTTGCCTCTGCGTCTGAGACTTTCTATTGCCTCACCAACAGGCTTAAAGTTACTGCCTGTTACTTTCCACAACACAGGTAAATCTTTAACCTCTGTTGCTTCTCCTCCTGGAAGAGAACCTTTAAAAGAAACTAAACCATAAACTAAACGATAGCACTTTATCGCTTTCTGTTTCATTCTTTCTTCATCAGAAATGTTAGCAAGTTCTTTTGCTGGTATCTTACCACACCTTGTGCCACCTTGTATATCTATAGCCTCATCTTTCCAAGACTTAAAGATTATACTTCTGTTGCTGTACTCATTCTTTTCTGCATCGTACTTCATGTATTGGTATGCATTCATGAATGGCCTAAACGTTACTGGCTTTCCGTAAGCCATGCTATCTAGTTCAGGAACATATACACCGTATGATCCTACGGGTACTTCTGCACCATCATCGTTCTCTGGAAATCTATTTATGGCTAGCTTCGGTAAGAAGTTGCCAGTAGAAGATTTTTCTTGGCCAATCATAGACATGATCTGATCTTGTGATAGACCGTCTATGTTAGCTACTTCATTATTAGACATCAAATTGTCCTCCTTTGGTTGGTTTGTTTGCTTATACACTATTTTGCACTAAAAGTCAAGTTAAAAAATTACTTTTTGTATTTCTCTGTGTACTACTTCCATATTTAGCCAATTAGAGCCACTTTTTATCTCTGTTTCTAAAGGCACATTGAACTCTATATTGTAATAATCATGCAAAGATTGAAGCACATTGTCTGTTCCTCTGTGTAAAATCTCTATCATATCTTTAACTTCGTCTGGGTGTACGTCCACAACAACTGAATCATGTACTGTGTTAATCATTAAACTTTTCATCTTATTCTTTTTGATTAATCTGTATACATTTATACAAGCTATAGGAACAATGTCAGCTGTAGCGAAACCCTGCACAGGATAATTTTTAATTTGTGTCGAATAACTAGATCCACCCCATGCCATTCGTTGAGCATACGGAAAAGCATACTCTCTGCCTGATGGTGTTTTAATTTTTTTGTACTGTATTGCTGTGCTTTGTAAGTCTTCATGCCATTTTGCTATGTCTTTGTACTTATCTAAGAATGCTTTATAGTATCTTTTCTCATCTTCTGTACCAGACATGCCTCCATATAAGGGTTTAAAAGTATGTGCCTTTGCGTCTTGCCTTGATACTCCTATAGTATCAGCAGTAAACTGGTGGACATCTACACCATCTTCTATATCTTTCATGCCTTGTTTATCTTGTGCTAAAAATACAGCAGTTCTAAACTCAAGCTGTGAAAAATCTATCTCCATAATCTGACCACCATTAAATCTAGAAGTAATTACTTTACGAATAGGAAATGTATTACCTCTTGGTTGATTTTGAAAGTTAGGGTCACGACTAGATAGTCTTGCTGTTGCTGTAACACACTGCATAAACTTAGGATGTAGTATGCTATCTTCGTTTACATGATCTCTGATGCCATTTACAAATGTATTTAAGTATGTGTCTATGGCATTGTATCTTATAATTAAATCAACAAATTCTTTTATCTCTCCGTCTGATCTCATAGATATTTTTTTAAGTGTGTCTCTGTCTGTCTTGAAGCCCCCATCTGCAACCTCAGATACACCCACAGGTTTTTGCTGAAAGCCTGCAATCTTATTTGTGTCAGAGTATATTACACCGTGGCCACCACAGGCATGGCACTTGGACATGTTCTTATAAGGGTCGCCATTAACTTTTACTCTTTGCATTACCCCATCACCATCACAGACATCACAGTGTGTGGCAATAGTTTTTCTAATAACTTTTGTCTGTGTGTCTATAGTATCTTTAAACTTAGACCTAGAAAAGATAGGTCTTTTTTTCTTTCTTTTAGTACTCTTATCTATTCCTATGTTAAAAGTTTCTGACCATTTCTTTTTATCTATAACTTTTCTTGAATATATAAGCCAGGATAGTTGCTCACCACTTGCAGGATTTAGTGGTGTGTCTCCCATCTGCTCCCATATTATATGCTTAATGCGTTGTGCGATAGTGCCAAACTCTTCTTTAAATAATGTTTCAACTTCATCAAGTCCTGGTATATCTATGTTAATACCATTCCTTTCCATCTCTCCAAGTACAGGCAGAAACTCATTCATCATCTTAACAGATTTAAGTAGTCCTTTGTTATCTGATTTTTTAAAGTCAACCATCTGTGAATCAAACAAAGCCCTAGTAGATACTACGTCCTGTCTGCCATACTCATCAATGATATCTATTGGTATGTTTTCAAATGATATCTTATCTTTCATATACTGATCTACTGCGTCAGATTTTTGTGATATGCTTCTGCGTTTACATATCTCCTTTAGGGACAATGGTTTACGCAATCCTCTAAGCAGTACATACTCACCAATCATTGTGTCGTATAGCCTGCCATCATATTTAAAGCCAGACTCTAGTAGCCATACTAAATCAAACTTTATGTTGTGCCCTACTAATAGTTTAGTTTTATTTAGTATATCTTGGACTGCTTTATGATTTGTCTGTGTGTCAAACTCTTTGTCATTGTGATTAAAAAAATAGTAATCATCATTGACTCCTATACTAACTAAAAAATTATGTGGATTAAAAGGTAGGGGGTCTACTTTACCTTCTACAATCTGAAAGCTAGTCTCTACATCTAATACTGTAATCATACTCTATACCTTGATAGTTGTGGCTCGATATTACAAGTTATCTCTCCATGATAACCTGATATCTTATTCTTACTTATACACAATACTCTTGTAGTGTCAAGTGAATCTAAACTACCATGTTTACCTATACCTATGATCAAGTCTGCCTCTGCAGCTTTACCTGTCTTAGAGTTTTCCATCATGTCAAACGATATACTTGTCTTACCATGTGCGTCTGCTGATGCTTGTGATATAGCTATCACACAACAGTCATGTCGCTTTGCTATCTCTCTTGCTCCTGTGTATACAGCCCGTAGCTTCTCATCTGTTCGTGAAAAATTACCAACAACATTTACTTTATCTAACTGATCAATGATAAGTATGTCGGGCTTATGTTGCTCACAATGATTATTGACATCATCAATAGTCCAATCAACAGTATCCATAAGTTTAACATTATCTTTTATATCCTTCCATTTATCTTTTGCAACATCCATGTTGTCTACAATCTCATCTTTAGTCATGCCTGTGTGTGCATTAATCACTCTCATCTGTGTTCTTACTGCAGGTTCCTCATTGATTAGTGCGTGTACCTTTGCTCCTTGTGATGCAAAACCTTGTATGCCACCTACTAGATTAACCCAGAATGCAGTCTTACCAGACTCTGGTCTAGCAAATAATATAACTAAGTTACCTGCACCTATACCTGGAACTTGTTCATGTAGACTTGGTAAGTTAAATTCAAACTTAGTTTGTATATCTAAACTGTCCATCAGTTCTCCTATGTCATCTGTTACTGCTTCTTCTTCTTGTGTCTCTGTCTGTGTGCCTTCAAGTAAGTCTTTGATATCATTAAATGATCTGTCATGCCCATTAAATATATCAGTAGCAACAACAGCAACTTTGTGTGCAAGATTTCTTTTATGTACAGCAGTTAAAATATCTGCGGCAACATCTTCACTTGGCTCTTGTTCTTTTCTTATCTCATCTACCATAGATTCAAAGTTTACTCTTGCAGCTCTGGTCAATGCAGGATTATATTTTTCTAAATGTAAATCTATCAGCTCATCTATTGATAGGTCTTGCTGATACTCTTCGTGTGCTTTCTGTATTGTAGTAAAAACATTTCCAAGACCATTAGTAAATGTAGTCTTAGAAACTTTGCTTTTATTATTATCGTAAAACTTTTTCTTTAATAATAATTTTATTAGTTGTCGTTCTTGCATAGTATCTCCTTTATATGTGCAGGTCTAAAATAGTTTAAATCATCTTCCAACATAACTACTTTTGTTTCTATGTTTGTACTAGACA